TTAGCTCACGCCGAATAATGGAAATTAACTCGAAATTGATTGTGCAATTCCTTTAATTTGCTGCATTACTGATTCTGTCGGATTTAATTCGACTTCTTCAAGCACAATATACCAATCAATTCTAGTTGTCACAGTTGCTGATTCAGTTGTGATATATGTATTCAGAAATAAATCTCTGGTAATTACTCGACTTTCATCGTGAAGAAATTTAGTTGTATCAATAAATGCGTTTGTTGGAATGACAAAATCCTTGTTCACAGAATCTCTTCTATGAATATCTTGTTGATTCCATGCAATTGTTCGATTGTCAGCAGAAGAATATTGAGCCAAGTAATCTTTGAGGCCGGTAATATTTCAAGCAGCATTAGGTAACAAGACATCAGTAGTAAGACATTGAGTTAATCCGACTCTGGTATCACCGCCACCAGTCCCATCAATCATGGCTAACCATGCCCAAGCATCTCTCAGAATCCAACCGCGAGTCTGGTCTGGACTAGAATAAGAGAAAATATTCTTTTGCAGTTCTCCAGAGAATACAGTTGAACCATTGATGTTGATTGGACTTGAACCTCTAAGAGTCATAGTTTTACCAGTCTTCTTCATTTTCGCACCTTCCTAGTTGCTCTATGTGCTTTCTTCATCAATGTTGAGATATTTGTTCGAGGATGTTTCTTCTTTAACTTCTTGAGTTGCCTTCCAAATTCTCTTTGATATGGTGAAACTTTCCTACGGACTTTCGGAACTGTAACATTCCGAATCCTCTGACCGGCTCTTTTACCAGAAGCGCCACCAGATAACGCAATTCTTCTTCGGTCGTCTGCGTCAATAATCAACGGGGAATTTAGAGGGTTCTCGTGCATCACCATAGTGCCGATTCCGGCCAATGGATGAGCCATGCGGGCAAGAGTTTGTTCCATGCGCAGTTGAGCATCAACTAGAGCATTAATCAACTCTCTTTCGCGCTTTGTCAGTGCCATAAAAAATCACGAAATCCAATTTTATTGTTGGCTTAGTGCTAATGCCATCGCTGACGCTTGAGTCATTGTTTCAACTGTGCATTCCATTACTACTGTCCAGTAAAAATCTTCTTTCCATTTTAGTCCAGCAGAGCCGCCAAGATAGATTGTATCAACAGCAACCAGATAGCCGTTAGTCCACATCTGCGGCAAGTTGTCGAAGGATTCCGAAACAATAGATGGGAATGAGTCGGATGCGTCTAAATTACACGCTGATAATTGTCCGGTGGAGATAACCGATTTATCAAGACCCGACACCATTCCAGTCTGTGTTTGAGTAGTAAGTTGGAACTGTGCTTTCGAGTTTGCTGCTTCTCCACCAGCGCCACCGGCTAACATTGAAACAGTTAGGTTATCTTCATCAGTTGCTTGAACCGCAATATTGTGAATTCTCAAAACAGATTTACCGAGAGCATCAACATATGCTCCTAAGTCAATACTTGTTTCTTGGAAAGAATTGTCTTTCTTTGCGTTCAGTCTTGCGCGAATAAAAAATGAGTCAGAGCGAGCCATAAAAGTTGCAGTAAATAGGGGGTATATAGTCAATGTTTGTGGGTAGGTACGCTAATAATCTCTATGCTTGTCCCCTTGACTATAGTAGCGGAGCGTATACTGCGCATAGGATTCTTATCTAATCCGCGAAGCGGTGATTGGGTCTGTGTGTTTCTCGATTGGTTTATGGCGGAAGTGTGGGTCGTAGTAGCAGATGTCCGACCAACCCGACCCCAAAAAATACGATTCCCTAGGCAGAAAAAGAAAGAATCCTGAGGATTATTCTCAGTCTGGTGGATGGAGACAACCAAGACATATTGTTTGGGTCTGTAAAGTGTGTTCTAGGGCTTGGAATGTATCAAGTAAATCAGGAAGATATGATTCAAAATGTCGTCAATGTGGAACAAGGAATACAATACTACTTACTAATCCTCAGACATTCTACAAAGGTCGCGAGAGAGTTACACAATTCAGATATTATTCAACACCAGAAGACGCAGCATTTGCAGCAAATAGACACAATGTGAATTGGATTAGAAGAAGAACAAAGAAAGGATATGGCACACCTACATTCGTAAAAGCGTCAGATTTGATGAAAAAGGATGTAGACCGGAAATGATCCTGTAGTTTTACATCAATGTCCAGGCTTAGCTCACGCCGAATAATGGAAATTAACTCGAAATTGATTGTGCAATTCCTTTAATTTGCTGCATTACTGATTCTGTCGGATTTAATTCGACTTCTTCAAGCACAATATACCA